TTTGAAAACAAAAAAAAATCCAAACCCTACGGCGGATAAATTCGTTGTAACCCTTGTAACCTTTGTAACCCAATATTTTCCTACATACGGACCCCAGTTAAACTATCAATTTGAATTTCAAGCCCATATTCAACAAAAATCATTAAATCTACTGGTTGAGCCGACATATTTTCACCTATAATTTGGAGCGATTTTGGAACGGATTTTTCTGCTGGAAGCATACGCGATAAATCTACATAGTAAAAGCATTGTTCCATATCCCAGCCTAAACGATTGATTAGACCGCTGGATAGTCCGTCTGTTAGACCGCCATTCACCGCATTTACGCCGTAAAATTGGTCGTTAAACTCTTCAAACATATAACGCTGTGTGTTATAAATCATATTTTGCCCACTTACAACTACATTAAAGTTATTGAAATGAACAAGGGGCGAAGTCGCACCGCAACCAGCTGGGTCATATGGGCTTTGATAGACTGGAACACTTGGGTAATAATCACTCGCACTACTGAAATAAGGGCATATTAATACGGACTTCATATTCGCAATACCATTTGTGATTAGGTTATTGAAAGTTTGACCAGCCCCTACACCTTTGACTTCGTATTGGTAAATATCCGTGTAAGCAATTTGTTTTACTGGATTGGATAAATAGGCTTGTTCAAAGACTGGGTTGAATGTGTAAGATGGGACATATAGATAAACGCTGTTCGCAAGAGGCGACGCTTGCGTTTGTAAAGCGTTTCGTATGCTACTATCAAGGCAAGTTGCTCCTACACTTACATTACCATAGTAAGTTCCAGCTGGAATACCAGAAGTTCCAGTATATCCAACATATGTCCCACCTTGTCTTCCAGTAGAAGACCACATCATAGGATTTACTCCTCCTACACTATTGGAAACGGATAGTGAAGACACAATATTTTGAGCTAATGTTCCAATTGTTGTAGTTGTAAGGACTTGGGTAAAAGAAGTATTATTAAGATTGAGCGTCATTTTCATATACGCACCTTTAAGTAGCGGAACTTGGTTAAAGAATGCGTGAATATGGCGTAGGTAAATGGTTGCCGTAACCGCAATTTGAGTTGTTCCGCCTTTTGTGGATGAAGCATCTACATTGTTAAATACATACGACTTCCATAGTCTTGTCGTATTAGAAGCAGTTAATAAAGACGAATAAGCATAATTGCTTGAAACCAGAGCAGATTGGTTTAGTTGAGTAGCAATCGCTGGGTCATAAGAAATATATTGTAGGCGTTTCGCAAATCCGCTATTACCACCAGCAACATTAAAAGAATTATTACCGCTCCAAATTGGAAGATTTTGGACTGGGAAGTTGTTACATATTCCAAGACCACTTGCTTGATTTACATTTGTAGTGGAAGCATTAGGAGAAATAAGAAAGGCTAATGGGTCGTCTGGGTAAAAACCAATCGTTGCTCCAATCGTTGCTACATCGTTCCACGAAAGCGAAGTCATTAGTTTAAAGGTGTTCCACATAGACGAAAAAGGAGTTTGCTGAATAATCGTAGTTCCGTTGTAGTCAAGGGTCATAGAATGGATAATATTACCAAACCAATTTTTTAGACCAAGTGCCGTATCACCTTTAATTTGGAATTCATCATCTGCTGGGGGGACAGCATCAGTATTTACATTACCAGTTGATGGGTTATAAGGTAGTGGGTCAGCACTTGTAGAAACAGCCCCACCACCAAAAGTTAGAAGTAGCGGAACTACTAAATAACCTTCACGATACGAAAGCCATTTATTAGAGTTAGAAAGTTGTGATGTATCTATTACGGATTGATTGGAATTGTAATTCTGCGATTGATTATCTAAAATGTTCAACCAATCTTTTTTAATAAAAACGCTTGGAGTTTCACCGCCTCCTTCTTGGGACATATCAAAAACAAGTTTATCGCACATTATAAAATATCGTTAGAAAAAAAAATAACAATATTTTACTTAATAAAGGGAAAATCCCTTTAAAACCCTTGTCGTGAGGGGGCAAAACCCCTCATTTTAATTCAAAACAAATGTTTTTAGGTTTTCGTGGTTTAGGTTCAAGGGATAATTGAGAGATTTTACTGGTTATTCTTTCTTCTAAACCTTTTCCCATAATGGTAGGCGTTGGAATAATAGGTTGAATTTTATTTTCTTTTGGTAAGTCACGCATTAAGTCACGAGGGCGTAAATCATACCTACTACTGGCGTATCCCATTCCATAAATCTTATTCATATATAATTAATCAACATTTTTTTTTTCTGCTACTTTCCTTAAATGATTGCGATATTTAATCAAACAAGTATTTAAACCACTCAATAACTTAATCTGTTGTTCTAAATCTTTATTATCTTCTTGTGAGAATGTTTGCTTAAACTGGTTCATAAGTTTTACTTGTTCGTTCGTAATCTCATCGTATAACTGGTTCAATTTTGTTTCGTTAAAATCCATATATAATTAAGCAACAAAATAGTATAGCAAAATAAACTAAATAAAGGGGTTTCCCCTTTAAAACCCCAAAAAAGAAGGTGCGGAAACTGGTTTCTGCTAAATTAATTCACCATAATCTTTGATTACAAATAATAAGGTAGTATTACTATCATTCATCACTAATGGGGTATTATCGTCACCTACTAATTCAATACGCAATTGGTTATAAGTTCCGTTTAATAATCGTGTAAAAGCAAATTGAGTTGGTTTATCTTGGATTAAACCTCCTAAATCAACTTGTGGTGTAATTGCGTAAATAATGCTATTTGGTGATGCGTAAATATTATCAATATTACTCATAGAAATTAAACAATTTGCGTTTGGCTGGACATTTGGAGCGGTTGTAGATAAAAATGAGAAAGTATTATTCGCACTTGACGCAACCGCAGTTCCAGTTCCATAAATGCTGGTAAATGCTGAAACACTTTCTGGTGTAACGAAATCTGCTACATATCCAACAATTTCGTTAAATTCTGCTGGAAAGTTGAACTGGGGGTAAAATGCTGTTCCAGTAAAAAGGTAAGGACTGGTGTAACCGCTTGGTAAAACTGATGGAACTTCATAGCAATTTACTTGAACCGCATATCGTGTCGCATTCACTTCCATTTCTAACCAATAAACATAGTTTCCAAGACTATCTATCATATAAAAATTTGCTTCTACCATTTTTTGTTGAAGGTAAGCATTTATATCGCTAATCTCATATTGTCCGTCTGGTAAAGTAATTGTATCAAATACACCAGCCGTTCCAATTGTAGCATAAAAAATATTGTTATTTAATGCGGAACTGATATTATACCACGAATAATACATAGACGCTTGGGATAGAGCAATATAACTATCTTTGAATACCACGCTGTTAGGAAACGAATAAACAAATTTATTATTACCATTACCTTCATTCACTAAATCACTTCTATTCACTACTATTTGCCTCATATATAATTAGTTGTTAAAAAAATTGTGTAAGTTTTACTTTTTAGCAGAAACATCAACCCCTTTAAGAACAAGAGGTCGTTTATATTGGCGGTCAATTATTTTACCACCTTTAATGGGTTGCGGAATGATTGTTCCGTTAATATCAAATTGTGGCTGTAAAGTTTCGCTTAACATTTGTGGTCGCACCATAGGTTTCACTACTTGGGGAAAAAACATTATATATAAACATTAGATTTTTTTTATGTCTGGTCGTTCATCTACTTTTTCTACAATCGTCTTCATATCTACGGATACTGGTAATCGTTCTTTCTCGTCAGCACTCCTAAAAAAATGTTTTAAAATATATTCGTTTTTCTTAAAATCAACGGATTTATCTAAATCGTCAAACATATCTAAAAAGTTACTTGTGTCTAAATATAATTCACCAGTTGAATATCTTTTACAATTAATCCAGTGTAAGAAAGCACATACGAACCACCCACAAGCGTTATTCATTAAGGATTGGACATCTTTTGTCGTATGTGGAATGGACTTACCAATTGCTTTTTTAATAGACGCTTCAACATCAGTAGGCATTCCAACACCATAAGGGTCAAAATAAATACCTTCTACTTTTCCGTTAGGACACTTATTAATTTGAAAACAAGTCCAGTGTGTTCCGCCATTTTTATTACCTCGTTCGTCTTCGTGGTCTTGAAGATTAATTATATACGATTTATTCATTTCAATT